CCCGAAGCTGGAGTCGATGCGCCACGACATGCTGAGCTTGCTCAACACGGTGGACATGGACGACTTGCGCAAAGCTGAAGGCGCACGGGAAGAAGTTAAATCCAAGGTTAATGATCTGCTTGACAAGTTTTCCTTTTAAGGACTAAAGCAAATGGGCTTTCGAACACCACTGGAACTGAAGAAGTTCCAAGAGCAGCACGGCACTAACGACGTAGTAGATAACATGCTCACGTTGTTAGCTGACGGCTACGAGCGACCTACGCTGCGCTTCATCAGCGAGTGCATGCAGGCTAACGTGGCATCCCCCGGCACTGCGCATAAGTATTTGCAGGAGTTGCGCAGTAAGGGCTACGTCAACGAGATCACAACTAAGGACGCGCGCATGCGGCTGGTGTCTCTGTCAGAGGCTGGTCGCAAGTATCTCAGCGCGTGGATTAACGGTGCGACTAACGACGTGGGCCATGCCGATGATGACGCCAGAGAGTAAGGTCAAGAAGAAGGTCACCACGCTGCTCAAGTCACTCGGTGCTTACTACTTCTATCCAGTAACGGGAGGGTTCGGGCGCAGCGGTGTGCCCGATATCGTCTGCTGTTTTCAGGGTAAGTTTCTTGGCATCGAGTGCAAGGCGGGCGACAACAAGGCCACTGCGCTACAACTAAAGAACCTTGAAGAAATTCAAGCGGCTGGCGGCTTCGCGTTCATCGTCAACGAAGATAACTTCGACAGCCTTGAGCGGGTGCTACGGGTAATGCTGAATGAGTAGCGAAAGGGAGAAGCAACTTAAGAAGTTGTTCAAAGCCTACATAGATGGTGCAGTTGATCTAAGCGGTGTGGTCATACTCGTCAACGAAGAGGACGAGCGCATCGAGTTGCTGACGCTCAACGCAACCAACATACAGGCTTTCATACTCATGCTGCACGGCCTTCAAACGCTACACGACAACGCCATAAGCACAACCAAGTTCAATAAGACGGTTCATTGATGTTGAATACCAAGCTGTATAAACCGTGCGCAGAGAAGTGCGGCAAGTGCAAACCATGCAAGGAGTTTGAAAAGATTGTTAAACAAATTGATCTGACAAAGGTGAGTAAGCATGAAATAGAAACTAGAAACAGAAAACTTTAATAACTCTTAACAAGGAACACACAATGGATACGAATGCACAGTCAGCAGGAATCGCCACGCTTAAACCCAAGCGCAAGTACACCAAGCGCAAGCCTAAGCTCGCAGTGGTCAAACAAGTCAAACCGAAGGTCAGGCAGGAGTTGCCCAAGACTGCCCGTGCATATCTGCGTACGTTGGGTATTGGAGCGGAGACGGAGGGCATCGCGATCAAGGAGCTTATTAAGCTGCACAACGAGATGGCGAAGAAGGAGCGCAAGGAATACGAGGTACTTGCCATGATGACTGCGCCTGCACCCGCCCCTGTTAAGGAAGAAGAACCCAAGTCCCTGTGGCTGCGGTTCGTTAGGCGGTTCGCTTCATGAAAAACGCCCGCGTCGGTATGTGGGTCACCCACTTTGGACGGCATGGAGTAGTGGATTCAATCGGCCTGTCCTGTATCTACGCGGTGGTGCGGTTCCCGTCATCTGACGGGTTCCCTTTCCCACAAAAGGACGTTGTTCGTATCAGCGAGTTGAAGCGGTACAGGCAAAAGAAAACAGTGCAGACCGCTGAACATGAACCCGCCCCTTTCTAAGCTGCACCCAACTAAGATCCTGATCCTGCGTGTACTAGAAAAGAATGGAACACAAACCATTCAGCAAGTTAGTGATGAGGTCCGCGTCGGTTATACCGGCGTTGGCCGTGCGCTGCGGCAGCTTTGGGATCTTGGGTTGGTAACTGAAAGTTTTATGGGCGGTAAATCTTATTGGAGGATACGAGATGAGCGACGATGAGCAATTCCAAGAAGGGTACACCGCTGGATACGGTGCCGGGTACGAGAATGGTTACTCAGAAGGGCAAACGGCAGGGAGTGACTTGAAGCTAGCGCCGTGGCTAGATAAAAAAATAAGAGTCACTCACGCCGAGGGCTGTTGGGCATGGGGTCCGAAGCATTACGAATGCGCGTGTCGTGAGCTTGCCAAGGCGAGGGGGTGGGCGAAGTGACCAACAAAAGAAAGATGCGGTGGAATAGGGAAGATGAGGAAAAGGGAGAGGAAGAAATGAACAGAGAAGAGATTATCCGCATGGCGCGGGAAGCTGGGTGGACAGAGTATTCACTGCTTCATCCTGTTGAAGTGCAAAGACTTGAACGCTTTGCCGCTCTTGTCGCCGCTGCCGAGCGTGAGGCGTGTGCTCGGATTGCCGATGAAGTTGGCGATGACGATGAGGACTGCCACGCATGGGTTGCAGCCGATGCTATCCGCGCAAGGGGGGAGGAATGACCACCTACAGTAAGAAACTAGGCAAGCCCAAACCCTTGAAGGAGATCGTCCTTGAGATGCTTGCCAAAGAGCCGTTGTCGATTGATTCAGTAGCGAGCAAGTTGTTTATCCCACGCGAGAGGGTACGTGTGGCGATGGAAAAGCTAGTCGCTAAAGAACTTATTGTTTTTGTTGGCAAGACACCGGGCAACCGGTACATCTACAAAGCAGTAGAGAAAATTACCCTACCCCCTAACGTCAAGACCGACCCCGCTGCGGCGTGGATGTTTAATAAGGTGCTGAGATGAAAGACAACATCAACCCCCAGCATTACCGTAACGGTAAGGTCGAGTGCATCGACGCAATCGAGTCGGCTACGGTGAACAAGCCGGGACTGCAAGCGTACTGCGTTGGCAACGTCATCAAGTACCTGTGGCGCTATGAATCCAAGAATCGTTTGGAGGATGTGAAGAAAGCGCAGTGGTACTTAAACAAACTTATCGAGGAGATGGAAAAGAATGACAAGACCGTTCGATAGGATATTGCTGGTAGACGCTGAGACACGGTGGTCGAAGAAGGACTACACGCTCAGCAAGATGACAACCGAAGAGTATGTGCGTGACCCGCGCTTCAAGGCATTCGGGTTTTGTTTCAAGTGGTACGGCGAGGATAACGAAACGAAGTGGGTTCCGCACAAGGACTTACCTGAGTTCATTAAGACAATAGATTGGTCGAGAACTGCAGTGCTGGCGCACAACGCCATGTTCGACGTAGCCATCCTAGCTTGGCACTACGGTGTGAATCCTGCGTTCATCATGGACACGCTGAGCATGGCGCGGGCGCTGCGCGGTAACGAGGGCAACGGGCTGGCTAAGTTGGCTGACGATTTCGGGCTTGCGCCTAAAGGCAACGCAGTGCATAGCACCGATGGACTGACTGAGCTAACGCCTGAGATTGAAGAAGAGCTTGCCGCGTACTGTGCGCATGATGTGTTTCTGCTTGAGAAGGTATTCGACCGGCTAAACGAGATGGCTGGGCCTGTCCACGGGTACCCGACTAAGGAGTTGCGCCTCATCGACATGGTGATCCGCATGTACATCAACCCACAGCTTGTGCTCGACGGGGAGATGCTGCAGAAGGCAATCGTTGAGGAGGAAACGAAGCGAACGGATCTGCTAAACAGGTTGAGCGTTAGCGAGAAGGACTTGGCAAGCAACGACAAGTTCGCTGATCTGCTGCGCTTGCTTGGTGTAGAGCCACCCGTCAAGACTAGCAAGACGACGGGTAAGGAAGCGTTTGCCTTCGCTAAGAACGACGCGCACTTCCAAGCGCTGCTCAACCATACCGACGAGAACGTAGCGATGCTGTGCGAGGCACGCATAGCAGTTAAGTCAACGCAGGCTAGGACACGGGCGCAGCGGTTTTTCGATGTTAGTGAGCGCGGCACGTTGCCGGTTCCACTGCACTACTACGCAGCGCACACTGGACGCATGCAGGCGTCGCGCGGGCAGGGGCTGAACCTACAGAACCTCAAGCGTGGTTCGTTTCTTCGCAACGCCATCATGGCACCACCCGGCTACAGCATAGTTGTCTGTGACTTGTCGCAGATTGAGCCGCGCGTCTTGGCTTGGCTAGCTGACTACGAGTACCTGCTCGGTATCTTCAAGTCGGGCGAGGATCCGTACTCAATGTTCGGCGCACAGATGTTCGGCATACCGGGGCTGAACAAGAAGGAGCACCCCGACCTTCGTCAGTCCGCCAAGTCGGCGCTGCTCGGTGCAGGTTACGGTCTAGGCTGGTGGTCATTTGCTGCACAGTTGTTAGTAGGATTCCTCGGTGCTCCACCTGTGCGGTACGACAAGAAGTTCGCCAAGCAGATGGGCCTCGATGGGCAGTCTGTTGCTGACTTTATTAGCTGGGAAGCTAACACTGAGAAGGCGTTGACAATACCGCGTACGTGTAAGGACGAGGAAGTAATCCTCCATGCCGTGTGTGCAAAGAGCATCATAGAACGCTATAGGAAAGCAGCGTGGCCTGTGTGTAGCTTGTGGCAGCTATGCGATGAGTTGCTCTCAGCTAGTTTGTACGAAGGTAAACCGTACAAGTTCAAGTGCTTGCGCTTTGAGAAGGAGAAGATAGTCCTTCCATCGGGTATGGCTTTGCGGTATCCTAAGCTGACGTTTGAGCTTGACGAAAAGAACAGAAAGCAGTGGTTTTACGGCCCAGACAGGATCAAGCTGTACGGGGCGAAGTTAGTTGAAAACATAGTGCAAGCAGTCGCACGGTGTGTCATGACGGATGGGATGTTGCGGATACAGAATAGGTATCCGTGTGTACTGACCGTGCATGACGAAGCAGTTGTACTGGTACCAGCGGCGGAAGTCGCAGAAGCTGAGCCGTGGATATTGGCGCAGATGGTTAAGCAGCCATCGTATATGCCCGACATTCCACTAGCAGCGGAGTCCGGTGCTGGCGCACGGTACGGTGAAGCGAAGTAACAATAGACCTACAACGGAGAGAACACATGAAAATACCTACAAGTTTCAGAATCAAGCGTAAGAAATACATTGTTAAAGGAGGTCAACCCCGCTCTTACCTGCGCGGCTTAACGCATCACGATAAGCGCATCATTCACGTGTACGAGGACGACAAGCTAGGCATACCGTTCTCTACGCACGAGCGTGGTGAGACTTTCATTCACGAGCTTACGCACTCGGTGCTCTACGACATGAAGCACCCGCTGTGGTCTGACGAGAAATTCGTTACCCACTTTGCCAAGCTCTTCTACGAAGCAATACGAACTGCCAAACTATGAGCAAAATCGTCTGGTCTTACAGCGCACTAAAGGATTACGAAGGCTGCGCGCGTCGCTACCACAGGGTGCGCGTACTCAAGGAAGTTAAGCAGGACAAGACAGAGCAGATCCTGTACGGCGAACAGCTACACAAAGCCTGTGAGGATTACACGAATGACGGCACGCCGTTGCCTGAACAGTTTGCGTTTGTACAGCCTGTCCTTGATTCGCTGCACGCAAAGACCGGACGCAAGTTTGCAGAGTTCAAGATGGGCGTCAAAGAAGACGGCAGCGCATGCGACTTCTTCTCAAAGGAAGTATGGGTACGTGGTGTAGCTGATTTGCTTATCGTCGATGAGGAAAACCTTACCGCTTGGTGCTTCGACTATAAGACAGGCAATGATCGTTATCCTGATACAGATCAGCTTGAACTTATGGCCCTTATGACTTTTGCGCATTTTCCACAAGTGCGAAAAGTTAACAGCGCTCTGTTGTTTGTAGTAAAGAACAGCATTGTTAAGTCCAAGCTACACAGTAGCGAAGCAGATGCAACGTGGTGGAAGTACCGAGAGCGTGTGGCTAGGCTGGCGGCAAGTTACGCAAATGACGTGTGGAACCCAACACAAACGCCTTTGTGCGGCTGGTGCCCGGTTAGATCATGCGAGCTAAACCCAAAACACTAGGAGAGTTAATAATGGAAACACAAGTACAAGACACCGTGTTCAACACAGAACTCGGCGCTTTGCTAGACGCATGGCGTCTGCGGTTCGGTACACGCTGGGTAGAAACCGATGAAGTTGATTCTGATGCGTTCTTCAAAGCGGTTACCGTCAGGCTGTCGCAGACGGCGTATCTTGAATGGCACATAACGGTCGGCGACGGAGCTAAGCCTGTTTGCCGCCTCGCAGAGAGGTGGTGATGTGCAGATAGTCGAGAACAAAGCAATCGTCTTACGCACACGTAGCCCAGCCAAGTACAGCGTCATACCCCGCAGCAAAGTAGTACGAGAAGTTTCCCCCGGCCTGCACGAAGTAGCAATTTACTTCGGGCTTGACGAGGCGCGGGTGCTGCGCAACCTAGGCGTGAAGAACGTGCCGTCGCCCATCACGGTGCGCTATAACTGGCCGGGGAGGTACAAGCCGTTTGAGCATCAGGTAGACACGGCGTCATTCCTTACGTTGTACCGGCGGGCGTTCGTGTTTAATGAACCCGGTACTGGCAAGACGTTATCGGCACTGTGGGCTGCTGACTATCTGATGAAGCGCGGCGAGGTGCGCAGGGTATTGATACTGTGCCCCCTGTCAATCATGCACAGCGCGTGGATGCGGGACATAAGCAACTCAGTCATACACCGCACAGCGGTCGTCGCCCACCATAGCAAAGCGTCGCGCCGGATAGAGTTGGTGCAGAACAACTACGAGTTCGTCATCGTTAATTACGACGGGCTGAACCTCATCACCGACGAGATCAACGCAGACGGGCGCTTCGATCTAATCATTGTGGATGAGGCGAATCACTACAAGAACGTCAGCACCCAGCGCTGGAAGGCGCTCAACAAGATTCTCAAGCCGACGACGTTCCTGTGGATGATGACTGGCACGCCCGCTGCGCAGTCACCGCTCGATGCCTACGGGCTAGCCAAGCTGGTCAATCCGTCTGCTGTTCCAAAGTTCTATACAGCATGGCGAGACAAGGTGATGCACAAGCTCACGCAGTTTAAGTGGGGAACAAAAGACACTGCGCACGCCGATGTGTTCAACGCACTACAGCCAGCGATACGCTACACAAAGGCAGAGTGCCTTGATCTGCCGCCCGTCATCACGGTCACACGAGAGGTGGCGCTCACTCCGCAGCAGATGAAGTATTACAAGCTGCTCAAGGAGCGCATGCTAATCGACGCAGCAGGCGAGACGATTACAGCCGTTAACGCCGCAGCCGGTGTGAACAAGCTGTTGCAGATAAGCGCTGGTGCTGCTTACACGGACACCAAGGAGGTAGTGGAGTTCGACTGCGGTCCACGGCTATCAGTGCTGATGGAAGTGCTCAACGAGACAGACCGTAAGGTCATCGTGTTCGTGCCGTACCGGCATAGCATCGACACGATCAGCGCGTATCTCACAGCGAACAACATAACCAACGAGCAGATCCACGGCGACGTATCAGCAAGCAAGCGTGGACAGATATTCAAACGGTTCCAAGAAACGCCTGACCCGCGCGTGCTGGTGATACAGCCGCAAGCTGCGGCGCATGGTGTGACGCTGACTGCCGCTGACACGGTTGTCTTTTGGGGTCCGGTGATGTCCGTTGACACTTACTTACAGTGCTGCGCTCGCGCAGACCGAGTGGGGCAGGACAGTACCAAGGTGCTCGTTGTCCACATACAGGGCAGCGAGATAGAGCGCAAGATGTTCAACAAGTTGCAAGGACGCGTCGAAGAACACAGCCTGTTGGTAGATTTGTACAAGGAGGAGCTTGACGTAAAGTAAAAAGATTGACATACTGGTTCCGTAGCACCAAACAACAAAGAGAGGTAACACAATGGACGAACCAACGATCCCGCTTGAGCGGTTGGCGAAGATTTACGTGAAGATTCGTACAGCCATTCAGGAGATCAACAAAGAGTACGAGGGCAAGATCGAAGAGTTGAAGTCTCAGCAAGAACTCGTCTCCAACGCCATGAAGGATCAGATGATGGCGCAGGGGATGAAGACTGCGAGGACTAACGGCGGCACGATCATCCTCGGTCAGAAACAACGCTTCTTCACGCAGGACTGGGACGCATTCAAGAGCTTTGTCGTTGAGCATGACGCCCTTGACCTGTTTGAGAAGCGCATCCACCAAACAAACATGCAGCAGTTTCTTGAGTCAAACCCCGCCCTAGTGCCACCCGGTCTTAACGCTGAGACTGAGTACACCGTTTCCGTACGCAAACCTACCGCCAATTAAGGAGCTATCCATGGCAAACGAACTGACTTTCAATCCCGCCCAAGTGCCCGCATTCGCCCGTAGCGCGCAGTCGTCTATCTCCAAAGCACTTGCTGGCAACGCACTCAACAGCACCAAGCGCATCAGCATCGAAGGCGGTGTGTTCCGCTTGATCGCTTCCGGCAAAGAAGTGGCGGCAATCCCCGACCGTCACCTCGATGTTGTCATCGTCGCAGCAGCACCCGGTGTGGGGCGTACGTTCTACGCAGGCACATACGTCAAGGGCCAAGCAAGCGCGCCCGACTGCTGGTCTGCGGATGGTGAGCGGCCCGATGCGTCCGTAAGCAGCCCGCAGTCTGATCGTTGCGCAACCTGCGATAAGAACGCTAAGGGTTCGGGGCAAGGCGATTCCCGCGCATGCCGCTTCAGTCAACGCTTGGCCGTTGTGCTGGCAAACGATATCAAGGGCGATATTCTGCAGATCACCGCACCGGCTACGTCGATCTTCGGTAAAGAAGAAGGCGGCAACCGCCCGCTTCAGGCATACGCTCGCTGGCTCGGCGCTCAGTCGATTGCGCCCGAGGCACTGGTGACCCGCATGAAGTTCGACCTGAAGGCCACTGCGCCTAAGCTGCACTTTGAACCGTCCCGCTGGCTTACGGATGAAGAGTATGCAGTGTGCCAAGAGAAGGGTCAGTCGGATGCAGCCAAGCAGGCAGTAACCATGTCCTTCGCGCAGACCGAGAAAGTGTCCGCGCCTGCTCCGCTTGCTCTTCCCGGCAAGCCTCCGAAAGCTGCTAAAGCTGAACCGGCAGTAGAAGAGGAAGCTTCCGAAGAGCCGACCAAGCGCAAGGAGGCAGCACCTGCTACTGCGCCTAAGAAGGCTGCAAACATCTCGTCCGTCATCGACAACTGGGACGCTGACGACGAGTAAGCGTTCAACACACAAAGGGCAGGGGCTTCGGCCCCTGTTTTTATCTATGCCTTATTCGCAAAAGATTCGCACCGCCATTGACCGCGCACCCAAGACTATGGGTAGCAAGTTGGGTAAATGGGCAGTGGTACTAGATTTCTCAGTGTCGCGTGTGTCGCTCTCTACTGGCGCTACACGGCAGACGGTCTATAACTGGTTTTCCGGTGGAGAGGTAACGCCAGCGTACAGAGAGCGCGTACAGACGCTCATCGACATTATGGCTAGTTGCTCTACCGCAGACGAAGCATGGAGAAAAGCATGTCAGCAATTCAACCTCGTAGCTTGACCGACGATGAGCTTCTGCGCCACGCAGAGGACAAACTAATAACAGCGAGCTTGGACAACAATACGTTCGGCCTCCCGCTACCTTGGCAGGATGAACTCGTTAAGCGCCTGCGCAAACTGCTCGACCTCGCTGACGATATGAAATAACACTGGACAGACACGATGAGCGCACGGGAGTTTCTGTCCGCCGTGCTGCCTTCTTCCGGCCACTACTGCGCATGCGAACTGACCAAGAAGAAAGAGCACGTATTCGTACAAACTATTGAGGAGATACTGACAAACGTAGAACGATGGACTGAGAAGCAGTGCGACATTTACTTCGCGCTGGCTTCATTCAAAGAACCCGGCAAGCGTGAGGCAGCGAACGCGCAGTATCTGCGCTCGTTCTTCATGGACTTCGACGTGTCCGAAACCCCGTCGCCTAAGAAGGTCGGCAAGGTTTATGAGTCACGTGAGGATGCGCTAGCTTCGCTCGATACCTTCCTTGCTGAGAGCGGCCTCGGTGAACTGGGTAAGCCGTGGGTAGTATCGTCAGGCGGCGGGTTCCATGTGTACTGGCCGCTGGATTCCGATGTACCGGTAGCAATGTGGAAGCCTGCAGCGGAAGCGCTCAAGCGGCTGGCGCACAAACACACGATGGCTATCGACTACTCAGTGCCTGCGGATGCTGCGCGTGTGCTGCGTATTCCGGGTACGAGCAACTACAAATTCACCCCACCTGCCACGGTCGCGTTAGTAACAGAGGGAGATCGTTTTTCCTTTGAGGCCATCAAGACGCTTATCAGCAGCAAGCTAGGTGGTGTCGAGTCCTATGCCCCTGCGCCGGTAAACATTCCCGGCAAGCGTCCGACTAGCATGTCAGCAACAAGCGTCAAGCTGATTGAGAACAGCGAGACGCGGTTCAAGGACATACTGGTCAAGACCAAGAACGGCACGGGCTGCGGGCAGTTGCAGCACTACGTGGACAACGCCGCCGAAGAAGGGATGGAGCCGCTGTGGCGTGGTTGGTTGTCGATTGCGCAGAAGTGCAGCGACGGCACGAAAGCTGCGAAGTGGCTGAGCGATCTGCACCCATACGCTGAAGAGCGTATGCACAGAAAGCTGGCAGAGATTAAAGGTCCGTACCCGTGCGTCAAGTTCGATTCTGAGAACCCCGGCGTATGCGAGTCCTGTCCTCACTGGGGCAAGATCACCAACCCGCTGATGCTTGGGCGTGTGGTTCTTACCGACAATACAGCGAAAGAAGTACCTGTTGTTGAAGCAGTCGTAGCTCCACCGCCCCCGGTTGCACCAACCGTTATGCGCCCAACGCCACCGCGCGGGTTCAGCTATGGCAAGAACGGTGGCATATTCAAGGACGTTGAGAAGCAAGACGAAAACAAACAGAACGTAACGGTGCAGGTGCTGGTGCTGCCGTATGACTTGTTCGTTGTGGACATACTGCAGAACCCCGGCGGTGAGCACGTTGTACACATGGTGGCGCAGCGCCCGACAGGGACAGTTCAGGTAACACTACCGCAACGCGCGGTGGTGTCGAAAGACGATACCTGCAAGACACTGGCTGAACAGAACATCGTTGCTGCAATCGGTGCGGGTAACGACGCCAACCTGTTTGCGTATGTGCGTGCTTGCGTAGAGGAAGCGTCTGCTAGCAGGCAACCGATCAAGGTACCGTCAAGCTATGGTTGGCAACCGGACGGCACGTTCGTGCATAACGAGCGTATCTATGTACCCAATATGCCCCCGCGTCGCGTGCCGATGGTTGAGCTTAAGAACATCAACAAGAGCACGCAGCCGCAGGGCACGCTTGATGCTTGGCGTGCCTTCAATAGGCTGCTGATTAAGCGGGGCATGCACGACATTCTGGCTATGGGCATGGTGGGGTTTGGTTCTCCGTTGATGCGGTTCACCGGGTTCTACGGCATGACGTTCCATATCGGTAGTACCGAGTCGGGCACCGGCAAGTCACTCGCGCTTGATCTTGCGGCTAGCGTCTGGGGCCACCCTGTGCATTACCGAGTTGGTAAGAAGACCAGCGACGTAGCCATGCAGCAGCGCCTCGGCATGCTGAACAGCCTTCCACTTATCTGCGACGAAATTACTGACAAGAATCGAAAAGACTTTGAATGGTTCCCGTCCTTCCTGTTCGATATGACAGAGGGGCGCGGTAAAGAGCGTATGGAGGCAGGGGCCAATAAGGAACGACTCAATCTGTCCATATGGCAGGCGCTATGCCTCATGTCATCAAACACGCACACCGTTGACTACCTGACAGGCGCGCGCAAGCATTCGTCAGAGGGCGAGCTTCGGCGCTTGCTTGAAATGATGATGACGGTCGAGCTTCAGTGGGAGCCGCACGAGATCGAGATCGTAAAGTCGCTGCACCTAAACTTTGGTGTAGCCGGTCCTATCTATGCGCAGTTTCTAGTGGACAACACGGAGGTAGTACGCGACGTGGTTGAGCGTACGCAGACGTGGCTGTACAAAGAATACAAAGCTACAAACGATGAGCGGTTCTGGCTTGCCGGTGCAGCCTGTCTCGTGTCCGCTGCGATCCTGTGCGGTAAGCAGTACGCCGATATCATGGACTACCCGATCCGCGCTATCGTTGCTGAGATTGGCAAGCTGATTGAGGACGCACGACGTAACGTTCGGTCCAACGTGCGCAACGCGGAAGATATCCTCAATGCGTTTACGCGTGACAACTACGGTAAGTTTGTGGTGGTGCGCGCTATCAATGGCGCTCTGTCAGCAACGATTGGAGATAACGGCGTTGTCGATGAGAGCATCACCCGCAGTCAGATATTCGGGCGTGTGGAGCATGGGATACAACCGGGATACTTGGTGTACGTTATTGAGGAGCAGCTACTCAAGGCACACTGCTCAGCCATGAGCTTTGGTTACGCCGATTTCCGTACGCAGATTGGCAAACTGTACAAGGTGGCGTACGGCAAGCGGGATCTGATGGCTAAGACAAAAGGCCCGCAGATGCGCGTTAACTGTATAGCTATTACTCGGGTGGTCGAGGATGAAGCGCCCGACGAAAGTTAAGTACCCATGGGAAGGGATCAAGCGTGGGCAGTGGTTCTTTGTACCTGCGCTTGATCTTGAAGCTACCCGTGAGGTCGGACTGCGCTACGCCATGCTGA